TATGAAGAAGATGAGGAAGAAGCCGATGAAGATGAAGCCGATGAAGAAGAGGCTGAAGCTGAAGCTGATGAAGATGCCGAAATGGATGCTGATGAAGCAGACGAAGAAGCAGAAGAAGACGCTCCAGATGAGGAAGAAGCCGCTGAAGAAGAACCCGCTGAAGAAGAGGGTGAAGACGAAGCTGGTGAAGAAGCTGGTGAAGAAGAGGCAGAAGAAGAGACAGAAGAAGAGGAAGACGACCTTGACCTTGAAGCAGTTCTGAGGGAATTAGAATCAGAATTGAATGAAGAGGATGACGAGGAAGGTGAAGATTACCCTGTAGCGGATGAAGATGAACCCGTTGATATGGGTGAACCACCTGTCGAACTTAGTCCTGATGATGCCGAAATGATGCCAGAACCTTCCGGCGAAGAAGGCGAACTTGATTTAGACGCTCCTATGCCAGATGAATATGGCGAGGAAGACGAAGAGGAAATTGACCTTGAAGAAGTACTTAGAGCTCTACAAGAAGAAGATGATGAAGAAGAGGAAGAAGAAGAAGTTGATGAAATTTCCAATTTGAAATCTGAACTTGGAGAACACCGTGAAGTGGTTAAGTATCTGCGGTCTAAATTAAATGAGGTTAATCTACTCAATGCTAAACTCTTGTTTACGAACAAGTTGTTCAGGAATCATTCTATGACTAATGAACAGAAAATTAAAGTCATTGAGCAGTTTGACAGAGCTAAGAGTCTACGTGAGGTGAAACTTGTCTTTTCGACAATCGCCGAATCGTATGGTTCGAAAGCTAAAAGTGTTAACGAAAGTAATAGAGGTTCAGCTTCGAAGGCTGTTGCTTCAACCAAACCCAAATCAAAGGCTGTTTTAGCCGAGGGTTCAGAATTGAAGACACGTTTTCAGAAGTTGGCTAAAATACTTTAAAATTGAAACCGTTTAACTTGGAGATTAAAAATGTCAAAAAGTAATCTAAAGTCTATTGAAGGCTTAATGGATAAATATAATCCATATAAAGAGCGGCTAAATGAAACTCGTAAGTTGGTAAACAAGTGGGAGCCCACTGGTTTACTCGAAGGTATTAGTGAAGAATCTAAAGTATTTGGAATGGCATGTCTATTGGAAAATCAAGCTCGTCAATTAATTGATGAGTCTTCCAAGACAAGTACCCAGTCTAACTCGGAAGAGTGGAGTGGTGTTGCACTTCCTTTGGTACGTAGGATTTTTGGTGAATTGGCGGCACAAGATTTCGTATCTGTTCAACCAATGAATTTACCTTCAGGACTTATTTTTTACCTTGATTTCAAATATGGAACAGCTCAAGCTGGTCACACAGAGAATTCAGATGTACATGGTATGACATCTGGTTCTAATGTCGATGCTTCTGGTGGTCTATATGGAGCAGGTAAATTCGGATATTCAATTAACGATTCCGTAGCAAGTATAGCAGAAGGTAGTTATTCATCTGCTTCAGTTGTTTGGGGTGACGTTGATTTTGAACCCGACCTGAGTTCTTCATTAGCTGACCTAAGAAAAGTCACTATCGCCTTAGCGGACGATGGTATGACAAGTCCTGATTTTGATGGCGTAAGAGCTTTCGAAATTTCAGGTTCTGATACATTAGCTATTTCAACGTATTATCCAGCGTATTCAAACTACGATGGTTCAAACTGGAACTTTATTGTAAAGACTTCTGGTGCGATGGAACTTGATGGTTCAGTACATATTAAGTATCACAAATCACCTACTGATATAACTCGTGGTGATTTTGAAGATACACCTGCCGAACCACCAACGGATATTGGAATTCCTGAGATTGATATTCAGATGAAATCTATTCCGATTGTAGCAAAAACTCGTAAACTGAAAGCTGTTTGGACTCCTGAGCTTGCTCAAGATTTAAATGCTTATCATTCTGTTGACGCAGAAGCTGAGTTGACTGCTATGTTATCAGAATACATCTCAATGGAAATTGATTTGGAAATCCTTGATATGTTGATGAGTAACGCTTCAGCAAAAACAGAACGTTGGTCAGCAAGAGTGGGGTATGAGTATAATGCTTCTACTGCTCTTTTCGCTGCAACGTCTGATAACGCTTCCGCGTACGTAAAAGGAACTTGGTTCCAGACTCTTGGTAACAAGTTACAGTCTGTTTCCAATGCAATCCATCAGAAAACTCTACGTGGTGGAGCAAACTTTATGGTCGTAAGTCCTGAAGTTGCTACTATCATAGAGTCTATTCCTGGATATGCTGCTGATACGGCCGGTGAAGCTACACAGAGTTCATTTGCTATGGGTGTACAAAAAGTAGGATTGTTGAATAACCGTTTTACGGTTTACAAGAATCCATACATGCATGAGAACGTAATACTTATTGGTTTCCGCGGAAGTAATTTCCTCGAAACTGGTGCTGTATACGCTCCATATGTACCACTTATCATGACTCCGTTGGTCTATGACCCAACTAACTTTACTCCTCGTAAGGGTGTGATGACAAGATACGCGAAGAAAATCGTGCGTCCTGAATTCTATGGTAAGGTTGTTGTTGCTGATGTTAATTACGTTTAACATTTAGAACGCGATAGATAAAATTGGGGAGTCTTTTGACTCCCCTTTTTTTATAGCGAGATATTTATTATTGATAAAATGTACATTTATTAATAGTTGGAGAATAATATGGCAACTCAACCAATATGGCCTGGTAGCGGTTCATACACAGATGCTACAGATACGCCATTTAGTTTTTATACAAGTGATACTACATACGTAACACATTCAGTACAAACAGCCGAATGGGTTGCAAAAAGACTTGGATATCCAATAATGGATGTTGAATTGCAGGGTGTACAGATGTATGCTTGTTTTGAAGAAGCGGTTACTGAGTATTCATCCATTGTAAATCAATATAATATAAAAGAAAATATGTTGAAAATACAAGGAGCTCCAACATCTTCTAATTTCACACACACCGTTGTTACAGACTTGGGTAGAGCAATAACTATATCAGAAGCGTATGGTGCCGAAGTTGGAGTTGGTGGTAGTGTTGATTGGAAAACTGGTTATGTAGTAACTACAGCTAGTACACAAACATATGATTTAGACCAATGGGCTATAGTTTCCGAGAGTAGTTCACCAATAGAGATTAAACGAGTATTTCATGAAGCTCCACCAGCCGTAACAAGATATTTTGACCCATATGCAGGAACAGGTGCTGGTACTGATAATGTAATTGATTCTTTTGGGTGGGGTAACTATTCTCCTGGTGTTCAATTTACTATGATGCCTGTCTATGCCGATATTTTAAAAGTGCAAGCAATAGAATTTAATGACCAAATTAGAAAATCTGGTTATTCATTTGAATTGATAAATAATAAATTAAGAATTTTCCCCATACCAACATCGGAATTTAAATTATTTTTTCAATATATTAGAAAAGACGATAGGTGGAAGACTTTATCAAATGAAGTTACCGATGAATATTCATCAGGTGGCCAAACCGCGGTACAATCCGACTTTTCTAACATTAGATATGATAATATGGTATATTCTTACATAAACCACCCAGGCCAACAATGGATTAGAAAATATACTTTAGCTCTTTGTAAAGAATTGTTGGGTATTATAAGAAGTAAATACGGTAGTATACCAATACCAGGTGCAGAAACTACTATGGATGGAGAAACATTACGTTCAGAAGCTACAGATGAAAAAACTACACTTGTAGAACAATTGAGAGAGATGTTAGATGTTTCAACTGGTGATGAGTTGATGCAAGAAGAAGCCGCGGAAGCGGAAGCGACACAGGAGATTTTGAAAAAAGTTCCTTTGTCGATTTACATAGGATAATATTATGGCCGGAAGATTTAATTCTGCGAATGATTTAAGAACATTTGAAACTTTTAATAAAGAGTTAATAGGTGATTTGCGTCTAAGTAAAGATGGTATAATAAATCAACAAATAACTATATTTAAAGTTTCTGTGATGGATACGAGTACTAATTTATATGGTGAGTCTACTGGTGGTAAAGTTTATAAACCAGGTGTTAAATTAGCTTGTATGGTTGAGTCTGGTGATATAGATTTTAATATGGATGAATTTGGAGCAGATAGTTTACAAGATGCTACATTTTATATGTTAAGACAAACTTTGATAGATTTGGAGTTTGTTCCAGAATTGGGAGATATAGTGGAGTGGAATTATGCACATTTTGAAATTAACGGCATGAATGAAAATCAGTTGGTTGGTGGTATGCATGACCAAAATTGGTCTGTTAATTGTACAGCACATTTAATTAGGTCTGTTAATTTACAAATAGAAAGAGTGAGAAAAATATAATGGCTACAAGATATAGACCAATACCAGAAGTACAAAAAACCGAAAGAAATCCTGGTGTTAACGCTAATAGAGGAAAACAATTATCAAGAAAAAAGGATAATGTTAAAGATTATAGTGTTGGTTTAATGGATGTAGATGGTGCAATTATGTATTATTTTAATGAGGTAATAAAACCAACTATTGAAGATAATGGTGAAGTTACTAAAGTTCCTGTTCTTTATTCTAATGCAGAAAGATGGAAGACTGCTCAAGCTGATGGAGTGATAAGGGATAATAGAAAACAAGTTATTTTACCAGTCATAACTTTTAAAAGAACAAGTGTTGCTAAAGATGAAAGTATTCCAGTAGATAAATTGGGTGATAGAGACCCACAATTATTTTATCATTTTGAA